TGCGGCGGCAGAGGCGCAAGCTCCGGGATATCAGGCGGCGGCGGTGGCGGCGGTGGCAGCTCAGGCTTCAACGCAAAAGCGGGTGCTGCTTTATCTGCTATGAACGAGAACAGGCGAGTTGACTTTGAGGATGCTCTAAGAGATTTGCCAGTCGGGACGAAAATATACGATGGTTCAAAAACAATAACTGATACTCAAGGTGGCAAATGGGGAGAGCACGACACATATTACGAATTAACAAATAAGTATGATAACGGTTCTGCGTACTGGACGCTTTTCGGCGATAAAAATAATTATACACCTCAAGGGACGTCAAAAATTGCGCAAACGATTTGGAGGAAAAAAAATAATCCAAATTTCAATCTTAAAATTACAAAGTAAATACTGTGGTGAATCTTGATGGCGGTATTCGGAGCAACAGGATGTATTGAAACGAAAAAATCGGCACGACTTACAAATCGCCTTTTGGGGGGGGGTGAAACGATGAAAAAGGCACTGCTGATTGTTTGTATTGTGGTCCTGTGTTTTGCGCTGGCCGGATGCGGAACAACGGTGGAAAGGGAGACGCAGGCTCCAAACAAAGTCAAAAGCATGTTCGTCATTGTGGAGGAAGCATTGTTGTGGTGTGTTGTATACGATCGAGAAACAAAGGTAATGTACGCTGTTAGCTATGGAACACATAACAGCGGAACCTTTACCATGCTTGTTAATGCGGACGGAACGCCCAAACTGTGGAAGGGAGAATGAACGATTGATCACCTATCAGGATTATCTCAAGACCGACAACGTGACCAAATGGCTCCAATCCGCTTTGGTGGAGTACACGAACAGCCCGGAATACAAGAAAGCCGTCATGGAAGCGGAGTATATGGCGGGGCGTGACACGGAAATCATCAACACCGTGAAAACGCTGTACGATATGACGGGCAAGCCCATGACGGATTTCACGGCAGCGAACAACCGCATTTCCTCAAATATCCTGCACCGCCTGATTTCCCAGCGCTGCACTTATTCCCTGGGCAACGGCGTATCTTTCGCCAGCAGCAAACAGCAGCGGGGCGAGGACGGGAAAGCGCACACCGTGGACGCGGTGAAGGATACGCTTGGCAACCGTTTTGACAATATCGTATACCGCGCAGCCTATTGGGCCTGTGGAAACGGTGAAAGCTATACCTACATCCACAAGGGACACTATGAAGACAAATGGGAATACGACGTTTTCAAGAAAACGGAGTTTCTGCCTTTGTACGACGAGTATACAGGCAAGCTGCGCGGCGGTGTGCGGTTTTGGTCGCTGGATATAAAGGACAGCACAAGGCCCATTACCGCGATTCTGTACACCGAAGCTGGCTATCAGCGTTATCAAACGCCCGAAAATGAATACGGTTATGCCGCGCTGCAGCCGATGGGCGAAATCATCCCGTATACGGAGCGTGTTCAGGTGAGCGAAGCGGACGGCGTGGAAGTGATTGGTCGCGGAGAAAACAGCGCTTTCCCCATTGTGCCATTGTACCCAAACGAAAGCCATACCGCCGCGCTGGATAACTTGAAGCCCAAGATTGACGCTTTGGATATGGCGCTGTCCGGCTTTGCGAATGACATGGAAGACGTGGCACAGATTTACTGGCTTGTCAATGGTGGCTTGGGCGCGTCTGACGATGAGCTGACCGCCATGCGGGATAAGGCCAAGCTGCTTCATATTCTGAACATTGATGGGGATCATTCCAGCATTACGCCCTACACGCAGGAACCGCCGTATGCAGCCCGCCAAGCATTTGTCCAGGAGATGGTGGATAAAATATATGCTGATTACGGCGCCCTGAACGTAACCAATATTTCCGCACAGCAGCGCACAGCAACGGAGATTGAAGCGGCCTATCAGCCAATGGACGAGGAAGCGGATGCGTTTGAATATCAGTTGATCGAGTACATTCAGCAGATTCTATCCGTTATTGGGATGAACGATATTCCGGTATTCAAGCGAAACAAAATCAGCAACCAAAAGGAACAAACGGAAATGATACTCCTTGCTTCCTCCGTTCTGGATAAGCAGACGATCCTTGAAAAATTGCCTTGGGTGAGCGTGGACGAAGTGGATGAAATCCTTTCCCGGCTGGATGCAGACAGTTATAGCCGGATTGTGGATGAGCCGGAGGAAACAGATGAAAACGCGGTATGAAATATACGCTTGGGATGATGAAAACGGTTTACCCATTGCGCACAGGATTGTAAAAAGCAAGTGGAAATTGATAAAGGCGTTGTTGCACTACATAAGAATCGGGAAATCTGTTAGCATTGACAAACGCGGAATAATAGGCAGGTGACACCATGCCGGACGCAGGAACCAGATACACGGATGCGGCGCAAGCGGAATTGGAGCGCCGCTTTCGCGCTATTTACCGGGAAGCACAGGAAGATATAATCAAAAAACTGGACGCGCACACAAAACGCCTGAACGCGCTGGACAAAATCAAGCGGGCACAGGTGGAAGCGGGCACGTTATCACAGGAAGAATACAGGAATTGGCTTAACGGGCAAGTGTTCATCGGGAAACAGTGGAAAGACAAGGTTGACTCCGTTGCTACATCCCTTTTGTATGCAAACCAGCAGGCAAACGACATGATTGAAGGGAAAAAACGCGCCGTATTCGGTGAAAACGCCACTTTTCAGGCGTATTCCATTGAGCATGACGCGGGCATGGATTTATCGTTTGGCATTTATGACAGCGCCACCGTTACGCGCCTGATCAAGGAACAGCCTGAATTATTGCCGCGCCGCAAGGTGGATGCAGACAAAGACATGGGCTGGAACCAGCATAACATAGCGAACGCCGTGACGCAGGGAATCATCCAGGGCGAGTCCATACCGCAAATAGCAGCGCGGATTGCCCGGCAAACGGCCCGAGAAAATGATGAGGCAATGACGCGATATGCGCGGACGGCCATGACGGGGGCGCAAAGTGCGGGCCGGTGGGAAACCATGCATGAAGCACAGCAGATGGGTATCAATGTAAAAAAGCAATGGATGGCCCACCTTGATAATAGAACCCGTGATTCGCATAGAAACCTTGATCAACAAATTGCAGAAGTTGATGAGCCTTTCCAATCTGATTTTGGCGAAATTATGTTTCCCGGCGATTTCCATGCTCACCCGGCTGACGTTTATAATTGCCGCTGCCGTTTGAAATACGTTTACCCGGAGTATTATAACCCGAAGGATACGCAGAGAAGGGCGTATAACGATAACAGAACGGAAAGCACGCTGATACCGGATATGACGTATAACGAATGGAAAGCGTGGAAAACTGGGGGTCGACAATTGTTTGGCCAAAATGAGCAGAAAAAAGAAAAACAATTTATAGCTGCAAAAACAATAGAAGAAGCAATAGAAAAAGCAGAAAATGCCGGGGTAAAATATGCCCGTTTTAATGGAATGACGCTTGAAAGGGCAAACAATTTGTTGGAAGCAATTGAAACTCTGCCGGAAGATTGCAGACCATTATTTGTAACTGGTACTGGGAAAGATGTTTCGACTGTTACAGGCAGACCGATGGGAAGAAAAGCCGATCAATGGTACGGAGTAACATATGATTACCGCGGATTCGGGCTGAGAACAATGCAACTTGGTTACAGAGAAAGTGATTATGAAGGCGGCATTGTTGTCGGTATCAATACAACAAAATTTAAAACGATAGATGATTTGACAGAGGCAAAGGTAAAAGAACAAGCGAAATATAAAGCAAAAACAGGGCATGAATGGTTTTTCAATACAGATGGAAAAGCAACCGCTTTCCATGAAATGGGGCATTGTTATCATAATATAAGATCAGAAAAAATTATATGGGAAATAAGCGGGAAAAAGAAAACATGGGAAGATTTATCTGCACGATGGGCAGAAGAAAGTTTATGCGATATGCTCAAAAATCCAGATGAAGCATTTGCAGAAGCATGGGCGGCTTACTATACCAAAGGGAGGGAACTTCCAGAATATATTTCTCAATTTATAGGAGGGCTTGAATAATGGAATTTATACCGATCTGCCTTAATTGCGAAAATTTCAAAAAAAATGATAAGTGCCCATATTACAGGCCAATACCTTTTGAAATCAAAAACAGAGAAAAAAGATGCAATTATTATAAAGGGGATGAAGATTTCTACCCGCTTTATTGGAATGATAGCAAACCGAAAGGAGAAAAAAATGCCTAACGTAATATTCACCAGCAACCGTGCAGCCGTGCTTGCCGCTGTGTCTGATGCAAAATACCGCGCATTGGAGATCATGGGCGGCACATGCGAGAACTACGCGGCAGAAGC